TGGGCCGGCGTCGCCTGCGCCCTGCGCTGCTCGCGCACGCGGTCGATCAGCGGATTCATCCGCGTCGCGGACAGGCCGGGATAGGCGGTTGCGACGAAACGGCGCACATCGCCGCGCGTCGGTGCCTTCTCGCCCTGCCAGTCGTCCAGGAAGCCGTGGATCGCCGCCATCACCGCCTCGGGCGCAGGCGGCGGGTTCAGCACTTCCCCGGTGTCCGGGTCGATGCCGGCGGGCACCGCAGATGCTGCCGCAGGCGCAGGCGTCGACGTGGGCGGCACCGTGGGCGCCGTCGGTGCGGTCGCGACCGCCGCAGGCACATCCGTCGCTCCCGGCGTTCCCGGCGCTTCCGCGGCTGGCGCCGTCGCCGTCGTCGGCGCGGCGGCAGGCAAGGTCGATGCCGACCCCGGCACGAATCCACCCGCGGCGCCGTACACGCCGCCACCGATCGCACCAGCCGCGAAACTGTCGAGGTACTCGGTCAACGCCTCGCCATCGGTCAGCGGCTGCGCCGCGCCGAACCGCTGCGCCGCCTGCTGCACCGCCTCGGTCGTGCCTTCCGTCAGCGCGTTCTCGCCGAACCCGGTGGCGATCCGGCGCGCGAGGCCGCGCTGCCCACCCACGCCCTTCAACAGGGTGTCGGCCAGCACCTTCTCGCCGAAGGTTTCCGCAGCGCCGTAGACCACGCCACCGGCCAGCACGCGCCCGAGGTCGATGTCTCCGCCGGTCTCCTGCGCCTGTCCGTAAGCGGCGTTGTAGGTGTCGCCCAGACCCCGCGCAGTCGAGGCCGTCGCGAGCGCGCCGATGCTGCCGATCTCCCGTTGCAGCGTGCGGGTCAGGAATTGCTGGCCCAGCGCCGCCGCTTCGCGTTTGGCGACCTCCTCCGCCGTGCCGGCGGCGATCCGCTTCGCCGCATGGTCTGCGACCAACGCGGCGGTGCGCTCGCGCAGTTCCTTCTTGATCGCGGTCTTCCCGAGCAGGCCTGCCACCGCACCCGTGAAGTTGCCGACGACCGGCACCTCCGACCCCGCCGCCGCGCCGGCCGCTGCCGTCACCAGCGATTCGACCACGCTCGGCAGCATCTGGCCGACGTTGTACTGCGCCCAGTCCAGCAGGTTGCCGGTGGTGCCGAGCACGCCGTCGCTGCTGCTCCACGCGCTGCTGAGGCTGTCGGTCGGCTTGGCCGTTGCGCCCAGTTCGCGGTTCAGCGCCTGCGCCTGTTCGGCCCAGTCGCGCGCGGTGTCATCCAGGCCGACCAGATCGGCACCGAGCGCACCCAGGCCATACAGCGAGGCCTTCGTACCCGGCCAGTAGCTCTTGATGCCGCGCATGAAGTCGCCGTCGTCGCCAGCCGCCACCGGCGCCGGGTCCGGGTTGCTGGCGCGGAATGCGGCCTGCATCTGCGCGAGGTCGGTGCCGGTCAGGCGCGCGACTTCCGGCAGTGCGGTGTTCGCGTAGTCGTCGCGGATCGCACGCTGGCGCTCGGGCGGTGCGCGGTCGTAGCCGGTACGCGCACGCACGTTGCCCCAGTGGTAGCGATCAACCACCTCCGGTGCGAACGACGGCGTCGACGCCTTCTGCGCGCCGTAGGCGATGTTCATCCAGTCGGGGACGGCCGGATTCCAAGCACGCGGCGCAAGCGGGTTGTAGGGATCGGTCGCCATTAGCGCAACATCCTGAGCAGGGTTTCGAGGGGCGTCGGGTCGTTCGGGGCGGCGTTCGTCATGTCGGGCATCGGCACCGTCGGATCGAAGGCCGGCGTCGTCGGCGCGGATGCCTCCGGCCTCGGTGCCGGACCCGGCAGGACGTAGGCCGCCGAAGGCGGTGGCGACGACGGCAGCCGCAGCGATGGCGCGGGCGGGATGACGGGGCGCCAGACCGGTGTCGGCAACGCCGGGGGCGTCGAGACGTCGGCCGCCGGCCTGAAAGGCGCATACGCCGCCATGCGCTCAGGTGCGGAAACGGCCGTGGGTGCGGAGGTCGATGCGAAGGCTGTCGGAGCGCCGCCACGTCGCGCGAACGCCGCCAGCACTTGCGCCTTGGTTTTGCCGTGCAGGTGCGGGTTGTCACGGTAGGCACGCGCCGACACCAGCGACCGCATCGGCGTGTCGTCCGTCGCCGCAAGAATCTTCCGCGCACCGGTCGCGCCGAAGTGGTGCGCCAGGTACAGGTTGCCCGGCGTTGCGGCGTAGCCGGCACTCGCCAACCGCTGCGCACTGTCCTGATCGTACAACGCGACCATCCGATCGGAGATCGCGCCGTCGCGGCGCTTGTCGAGGATCTGCGCAGTCGTCAGTCCCTGCGCCCACGCCGGCTGGTGGCGCTTGACGAGACCGAGCCAGGTCGATGCGAGGAACTGGTGTTTCCCAAGGGCACCCGAACGCGGGTTGTAGGCGTTGTCGTCACCGCCGGACTCCAGGCGGTTGCGGAACGCATCGTAGGCGGCGTCGGTCATGGGCGGTACGGTCCCGTGTACGGCGCCGTGCCATACGACGGCAGCGTGATGCCGTAGTCGGTCGTGGCCTGCGGCACGGCCGGTCCCGGCGTCTGCCGCTGGTGTTCGCTGTCGTCTTCCTGCTGGGCGCGCTTGTAGACGGTGCGCGCATCGAGCAGCACGCGCCGCGCCTGCGCCTCGGCCTGCGCGTAGCGTTCGACCGCGACTCGCCGATCGACGCCGCGGCCAGTCCGTGTGAAGCGCGCCTGGGAGTCCTGCGCTTCCTTGAGCTGGCGCTCGGCGGTGCGCCAGCGCTCCGCCGCATCGCGATAGGTCTCCAGCGCATCGGCGGTGCGCGGCTGCTGGCGTGGGCGATGGATCGTGCCGGTCGCGGGATCGATCTGGAGGTCGATGCCGGCCGCGTTGCCCGTGCCTGCGGGCGTTGTCGCGGGTGACGGTGCGGGCACGGCGGACGAGCGCACGGGCCGCGGCTTCGCGGTCGTGGTTGCGGTCGTCGGCGTCGGCGTCGGCGTCGCCGGCGGCGGCGGCACGGGTACGGGTCCGCCCGCACGCGCACCGAAGCCGAGCGCATCGAACGACGGCGCGGGCATCGTCGCCCCGCCACCGAACAGCGCGGCGAGCGCGTGCGTCGCCTCGTCGCGCTGCTGTTGCAGCGAGGCCCGCTCGGCGGCGTCGAACGCGCTGACCAACGCCTTGTCCAGCGTCTGGATGCGGTGTTCGAGGACGGTCTTCTGGCTCTCCTGCGCGGGCGTGAGCGTGGTGCTGCCGCGGGTGGCGGCATCGGTGTAGTGCTGCCACGGGGTCGGCTGCTGGGCGGTGAGGGTTTGCAGCAGCGCGGCGGCCGAGGCCGCCGGCATCGTCGGGTAGGCGTGCCCCTGCGCATCGGTGTAGGTGATCAGCCCGGCCGCATCCTTCACGACCTGCCCGAGGCCCGCGGTGCGCAGCAACGCATTGGCGGTATCGAGGTTGCCGGCGAGCAGCGCGGAACTGGCGTTCGCGTACAGGCCGCTGGCGTAGGGGGCGCCATACTGGCCGGCGACGCCCTGCGCACCCGGCCAGGCACCGGCCGCGCGCTGCGCGGCCTGCGCCGCCTGCAGCGGATCGGTGCGCAAGCCGGCGGCATCGCGGGCCGCGGCGTCGGCGACCGGGTTCTGGTAGCGCATGTCCTCGGCCGCATCGCGAGCACGCTGGTTGTCTGGCGTCCACGCGCGGCCCAGCGCGTCGAGGGCGAGGCGGTTCTGTTCGTGGCCCAGTTGGTAGGCCGAGCCCTGCATCGCCTCCTGCGCCGGCAGCAGCCGGCCCTGCATTTGCGCCTGGTCGGTGTCGAGCCGCCACAGCGCACCCTGCCGGGTTTCGTAGGCGGGCAGAAGGCGGGTGTCCGCTTCCGCCCGGCGCGCGCCGTAGACGTTGCCGGCGTTGGTCCGGTCCAGCGTCGTCTGGTGGGTGTTGAACGCCAGGTCGCTCGCCAGCCCCAGCGTGAAGGCACGTTGCCGGGCCTCCGCCTGCCGCGCCGACGCTTCGTCGAGCTGCTGCAACCACTGTGCGGAACTGGCGCTGGCGCGATCGAGGATCGCGAGCGGATCGAGCGTTGCCATGCGGGGCCTCGTTACGCGAAGGGCGCCATGCGCGCGGCCATGCCGCGGGCGTCGCGCAGGTTGAGCAAGGTGTCGTCGTCCGGAGCCTCGCCCCCGAAACCGCCGGTCAGTCCGGGCAGGCCGTGGGCGAGCATCGCGGTCCCCATGCCAAACGACTGCAGGCTGTTCGCCCGCGACTGCTGCATGAGGTAGCCCGAGAACCGCCCGAAACTCGCCTGCAAGGCGCCGTAGTAGCCGCTGATGCCGCCGAGCAGCGCTTCGTTCGCCCCGCCGATCGCGGCGGTCGCCGCGCGCATGTCGCCGGTCGCGCTGGCCTGAAGGCTGCGGCCGACGTTGAACATCTGCAGGCGGCGGTTGAACTGCACGTCGTCGCGGCGCCAGGCCTGCAACTCCTCGTAGCGCCAGGCGTGGTTCACCGCATCGACCTCGGTGCGCGCCCACTCGGTATGGACCTCGCGCAGCAGGTTCGCGTTGGCCCCGGCGCAGTAGCGCGTGAGCTTGCGGTTCAGGCCGGTAATCGCCTTGCCGAAGGCGCGCGCCGCATCGTTGCGAGCACGGCCCATGTGCAGTTCGTACTGCGGGACGTAGCGTGGATCGGCCGCGACCTGCGCCATCGTCGCGTCCTCGACCGGCGCGAACACGGTGGCGTAGCGGCAATACTCCTTCTCGGCCATCACCAGTTGGCGGTTGGCCAGCGCCGCCTGGTCGTTGGCGATGGAGCGCACCAGGTCGCGCTGCTTGCTGGCGATGTAGTTGTCGATGGCGATCTGGATCGCGATCTGGCCGATGGCCTTGACGCCCACGCTGTCGAGTTGCTGCTTGTAGGCCAGTTCGGCGAGATAGCGGTCGCGGCCCGCGGCCGGGTTCGGCGTGACGTGCAGGGTCGGCTGCGCCAGATACGCCAGCAACGCACCGAGACCCGCCCCGACGATCGTGCTCGTCACCTGGCTGTTGCCGTCCGGGTCGCCCGGGACCACCTCGACGTTGCCGGTATCGCAGTTGTAGCGCGGCAGGGTCTGCCCGAAGCCGGCGTAGTCGTCGTCATCGAGCATCCAGCCGAGCAAGCCGCCAATGCCGGCACCCGCGAGGATCGTGCCCCACGAGACGGTGCCGGGCAGCATGGTCGGCAGCGTGGGGTTGTAGATGACCTGCCGGATCTGCTGGTTGATGTCCTGCCGCTGGTTCGACTCGGCGTTGATCCAGGCGTTGACGGCGGAGGTGTTGTCGTTCTGGACCAGGTTGCGATGCTGGAGCATCGACATATACGCCGCGTCCATGAACGAGGCGCCACCCCAGTTGGTGACGAGGACCGCGGTCGCCATCAGCCGAGCTTCTTGCTGTAGGCGGTCGTGGACGGCCGGAAGCCGATCAGCATCGGCATGCCGCAGGCCGGGGCAAGTTCGATCCGCAGTTGCGTCGCCTGGCGCTCCTTGGCCCAGGCCTCGAAGTCGGCGACGAGTTCCGTCGCCGTCGTCGCGGTGACGCCCTCGCCTGCCGCGTCGATCATCAGCAGCGGCGCGTGCGCCTGCACTTCGCCATCGAGCGGCGCCAATGCGTTGTAGCCCATCAACACCCCGACCGGCACGCCGGCATCGTTGATCGCGGCGCCGACGTACATCGAGATGCCGCCGGCGCCGGCCAGCACCGGCACCAGCGCGCGGACGATGCCGGCCTCGTGCGGCGTCGCCTCAGGATCGAGCGCGATCACGTAGCGACGGACGAGATCGACCAGCGCATCGGCCATGCTCAAGGGGATGTCGTTGTTGCGTTTGATCTGCATAGAACCTCCAGAAACGAAAAACCCCGCCGGAGCGGGGTCGCAAGGTGGAACGGTGGGGAGGTATCTGGGATCATCGACTATCCCGCGACACGACAAGGCCGCCATGACGCAACCTCCCGCTCCGCATCAAGAATTGGCGAGAAGAATCGATTTGGCTTCGTCGATCGGCGATGCCCAAGCATTGTCGGAACTCGACAAGGAATGCTCCGACTTGATTGCGAGCAGGAGCCCACAGGACAAGGCACGGCTTTGGTATTTCCGAAGCAACATCAGCGCTTCCCTTCAAGAAGAAGAAGACCCGAGAAGCTGGAACTGGCGGCAGCCTCATCGAGAAAGGCAGGTGCTGTATTTACGTCGCGCAATAGAATCCGAAGGGTTTGAAGACCTTGACCCAATGATTCGCGCACAGATACACACCAACCTCGCCAGTCAACTCAGCAACTTCGGCAGGCCGATTGAAGCCATCCGTGGATTCGATAAAGCGCTGCTTCATATCCCAAATTTCGCAATGGCGCTCCTGAACAGAGGGCTTGCAAGAGAGACACTTGCAAGACTGCTATACGACAGAGGCCACGCCGCGCTAATCGCTTACTTCGCCCACAAGGACTACGCATCGATCGTCAAAGGCCCTGTCATGTGGGATGGCCATTACTACGGAATCTATGAAGACGTAAAAAACCGAAAAATGATACTCGAAAGAGTTTTCGATATTGAAAAAATAAAGAGCATGCTGGAAACCAGCAGCTATTCTCTCGGAAAAACAGTGCAAGAGAAGGCATATCAGACGTGGGCACTGGAGAACGGACTATACGTGAATCCGCTGACAAGCATCGGACCATTCCCGATTGGGGCGACCGACATCCTGCACATGCCGCCACACAAAGCCAAGGACATATCTGACCCGCCACACTTCATTTCCTGGTTCAACCAACTGAAGCAGGAGTTCATTGCAGCGCGCTTTTTCCTGTTCGAGTCGCAACACGCATACAAAGCCCACTATGCAGACAACGAAACCCATCTCATCGACACGCTGGACGCCTCGCTTCATGGTATTCACATCGAAAAGATGCGCGCCGCTTACCGAATTGCATACGGACTTCTCGACAAGATCGCAGGCTTCATCAACGCCTACTTTTCGCTCGGCGAGAAACCAGGGAGCGTCAACTTCAAGACGATCTGGCTCACAAAAGACAGGAAAGATATTCGTCCAGAATTCAAGAGCCGAGAGAATCTTGCGCTCAGAGGCCTATATTGGCTCGCATTCGATATTGTAGGAGATGACCCAGAGGATGGCGATTCGATCGCACCGGGCGCGAAGACCTTATATCGCATTCGGAATGCCCTCGAACATCGCTGCCTAATCATTCGAGAGTTCAACTTCGGCAAAGCACCGACCATATTTGAAGCAATCGGATTCGATGAGTTTGAATCTCACTGCATCGATATTCTTCATTTGGCGCACGCGGCCATCATCTACCTTTCTCTCGCCGTGTGGTCCGAAGAAAATGATGACGACGCTGGCGACGACGAAATCGTCGTTTCCATGCCACTGCCCCCTTACAAGAACCCTCGCCACCTGTAACCAATCCCAAGAACACTGTGTCAGCAAGGGCCGTGCCCAACGGCCGTCCGGGTTGGGCGGCCAATGGCTCCGGACCTGACGAGAGACAGGTTAGCCATCCGCGCCTACCTTTGGAATCGGACATCGCCTCGTCCGCGGGTAGGACTTTTCCTACCCCTCTGCCAGTTCGGCAATGCTGCTGGCGATGTGAAGCTCCCGCAGCGCGCCCTTGTCGGGTGATTCCAGTCGTTCGACCTCGATCTCGAACTCCAGATGCCGGCTCAGGTGCGGCAGCCGAAAAGGATTGGAGTGACGCAGTTCGCGCTCGAACCGCAGCCGGTCGTCGGTCCACAGACGGAACGTGGTCGCGGGTGTCGCGTCCGTCCAGTTGCCGTGGAACGAGTGCGCGTCCCAGACCACCTTCGCAGCCGCCCAGTTCATGTGACCTGGCGTGACGGCGCAGCGGGTGCGATAGCGGAGTGGCAGATAGGTCGGGCCAGCGTTCCACTGGCCGATGCCGGTGGGCAGCGCCAGGAACAGCGCGTCGGTGCGGCTGCGGTGCAGCGCGGTCGGCCGCAGCGACAGCGCGATCAGGCCCAACTGTCGACCGGGATAGGTCGGATCGGTCAGATCGAGCATCCAGCCGCTGTTCGCGGTGAAGCCGAACCACAGACCATCGTGGACGACCGCGACCATCGTCTCCGGTCGCAGGGCCGCGAAGTCATCCTCGCCCCAGTACGCATGGCTGACGCGCTGGCATTGCCGGCCGGACAGCAATACCAGCCCGTCGCGGCCAGCGTAGAGCGCCCCACCGCTGGGCGTCGCCGTCATCGACCGGCGGGCCACGCAGGGCATGGGCTCAGGCATGCGGAATACATCACGCCGCCCCAGTTCGTCCGCCTGCGGCGCGATCCAGTACGGGTGTCCGTCCGTGGCCACGTACAGCCCGCTGTCGGTCCAGGCCAATGCGACGATGGTGTCGTCCAGGTGCAGGCGGTAGGCGTCCGGCCACGCGTGGAATTCGTGCGGCTCGCAGACCCAGAGGTCTCGGCCCACGGCGCCGGCCAACTGCGTGCCGTTCGGCTCGGCGACCAGATGGGTCAGTCCTTCCGGCGGCGGTGCGAAGCGCATCGTCGTCAGCGGTTCGCCCAAGGCGAGATTCGGGAGGGCGTCGTTCACACCGCCGATCGCCGCGGGGAACTCGCCGACGAGATGGAAGTCCTCCATCCGTGGCAGACCGAGCTGCTCGGCGCCGGCATCGCTCGCGGTCAGGCGGTACAGCCGCACCTCCTGCACGTCCCAACCGCCGACCGGCGCGCTGTCCCACTGTACGAGGACAGTCGCACCGTCATCGATCCCAAACCGCGCACTGGGCAGCGACGGCGGCCCCTCGTTCCCAAAGCGATCGACATACGTCACAACGTAGGCCCGGTACTCGCTGCGCTGGTCGTTCGGCCCGGCCCAGCTCGGCGGCGCACTGGGGGTAGCGAACGGCGGCATCGGCACGGGCAGGCCCAGCCGCCACCAGCGTCCGGCCACGGCGTCCGCCGCATCGGCCCAGACTGGGACGCGCAGATCCTCGCCGACCGCCAGGACTCGCGGACAACCGGGCAGACCGGAGACTAGATCATCGACGCCAGGCAGGACAATCCAGTCGACCTCTGCTCGATAGATCGTGCGATGCGACGCCCCACGCGGATCGACCGGCAGCGGTGTGCGATACGCCTCGATGGTGCCGTGCCACAGGTTGACGTTTTCGGCCCACATCGCCTCATTGCCCTGCAACAACGTGCGGTTGATCCGGGGACGCATGCCGGCGAAGGCGGACTTCAGGATAGAGGGCATAATTCAAGCTCGACAGACACGATGGCTGATCTCCGGCCACCTACAGGACACTTTGGACATGAACACGTCCGCGCAATCGGATGCAGACGATGGGCAGACACCGTCCCCACCCTCCCCGCCATCGACGGTCCCGACAACGACCACACTCAACCTGCGCGCATTAGGTACCGATCAAGAATGGAACGACCGCTTTGCCGGCAACCTCCGCTATCTCATCGTTGAATGCGGCCGATTCATGGACTTGCACCTGTTGGAAGGTGTAACGATCGGCTTTGATTACGACGATGCTTTGAACTCGGTGGACTTGGGCTACGAGTCATCGGTGGCCAAGGGCTACACGAACGAAGACGGCTTGGTCGGCGTCGGCAAACTGCTCCGGGTTCGCCGCGAAGACGGCATCAAGGCGCACATCGTCATCGACGCTGGGGTTCTACACCTCCTCGCAGAGCCGGAAGACCCACTGTTCCTGTCCACGGCGAATATCCTCGCGCATGAACTAGCGCATGTGAACGTCATGTCGTGGTTCATCGAGCATAGCCCCGGCATCCTGCTCGAACGCCCGGAAGGAGATTGGGCGATCCATGTGATGCGCGACACTGCACACACGATCTGGGAGGAATACGCCGCCTGTCGCTTGAGTGCCAGAATTTCCGACGATCACGTGACGGAGAGCTATGCGAAGAATGTCGAAATCTCGATGCCAGGCGCCGTCCAGCGCGCCCGCGAGAGCATCAAGACCTACCGCATGCACGGGGATCGTGGGCAGCTGCTGGCCGAGACACTGACGGCCATCGCCAAGCCGGTCAAGATGCTAGCGTACCTGCTTGGTCATCTGGACGGGCTGGATCGGGAAATCGACCTCAAGACGCTTGCCTCCGTCTGCGATGGCGACGAACTTTGCGCCGCCGTACCGACCGTTCATGCCGCCCTGCGGCAGGCATGGGAGACACGACTCGACTGGCAAGGCATGAATGGCGTGGACGGCATCGTCAACGCGCTTCAATACGCGATGAGCCTCGCGGGCATCCAACTCCGTCTCAGCGATGAAGGTGACGGCTCAACGATCCACGCCCCGTTTACGGCCGCCACCATGCCCAATGGCGAAGCAGACATGGAAATCATCCGGCTCCGGCGCATGCTGGGGCTGGAATAAGTCAGCTCACTCAGGAAAAGACATGCAATTCATAGGCATACTGCTACGCACTCATTTCTCTCTCCATCATGCACAAGCGGCGTCGTTCCACGCGCGTCAAGCGGTAGGCATGTCGCTGGATGGAACGGAGGAGACTGCAATCGCCTTGGGCGCACACGTCTCGGCCGCAGTGATTTCTGCTGGCGCGTTTCTGGAAGCCACTGTCAATGAAATCAGTGGGAGCGACGAGCGGAGCGGCGCATTGGAGCGTTTGAACACATATCTCAAGGCGCATAACGCCCAGTGCATTCCAAAGAGCGATCCGCGCTGGCAATCGGCCAAGACCTTGATGAACCTCCGCAACCGACTTGTGCATTACACACACGACTGGCTGGACGAAGGTTCAGACCACATGATTGGGGACAAGGCGCTCAATAAGTCCACGCTTCTGACGCGCATGCAAAAAGAATTTGCATTCCTTCCACCACCAGTAAATTACATTCCACGATTCCTCTCGCCGGACTGTGCAGCGTGGGCCATCGGCACCGCGACGACGCTTCTGGACGAGTTCTTTCAGCGACTAAACGCGGAACCTTTTTTCAACCACCTGCGAGACCGCATCGAAGTTAAACGACAACGATCACCATACCCATAAGCGGCTGCACATCACATCAAGACATGCAGAGGCATTGAAATCTCATTGCGCCGCAGATCATGTGCAATGGCCACGCGAAGACTAAGGCGATCCCGCATCTGCGTCGAATTGAAATTTGAGATTTCTGTCGCAGCATTCTCGAAGACGGCTGCTTCAAACCATTCCTTGTGCCCATAGGCTCCGAACGGTACCGACGGCGGCGGATCAATTCTCGCGAAATGAAAACGTTTCTTCGCCATTGTCTCGGCCGCTAAGGCGTTTTCCTTGTCGGCGCCGAAACCAATGCCAATACTTCGATCAAGATCGAAGTCGCAATTGAACTGAGAGGCCCGGCTGATCCAGTCGCCGGAGCAGCCCAACTTGAATTTCGAGCTGGCCGGATGCAGCAGTAAATAGACCCGGTAGAACGGCACATTGACCGGCGCGTAAACATGAGTTGGAACACGGACCCGATAGTGCTTCAAGAGGGAGGAAACGAAAATTCTAGAGCCCGGATATTTCTCGCTGTACTTTGCGGCGCTGCGTTCCACCTTCGCGACCCCGACCTGTTCGACCAAGTAGAGCAGCCGGCGAGCATCCATGTCGTTTTCGACATGAACACCGAAATGATGTGCCGGCAACTTCGGGTGGAATGGACTTATCCCGTTCATTGTTAGCCCCGCTCGTTAGTCTGCCTGGGTAGTGCTTGAAGCACGAAGCAGGCGCTGACTTCAGTTGGACCGCAAAGTATCGAACCGGCCGGGATAGATCATGGCCTCACAGCCCGCCCCGTAGCTCCACAACGCCGTACCCATATCGTCAGTACCGCCACTTCACTGCCTTCTACGGCCACGCGCCCACGATACCAGCCTGCCGGCGCTTCGGTCAGGTCCTGGTCGATCCGGAAGGTCGCAACCCCGCGAACCACGGATTCGGCGCTGTAGGCCTTCGAGGGCGCAGGGCACGCGACCGCTGGCCTCTCGCCGCAGGGCTGACACCGCGCCAACGTCGGCGCCAGTTTGCCGCAGGCGCAGCAATTCGATTCACCGCAGCTACCGCAGCCACCCCAACGTCCTTCGGGGAGATCATGCGCCCGCGGCCAAGGCGGCAGACAGGGAGCGGGACAGGCGGGCGCGGGCAAGCACGCGGTTTCGCCCTTGCGCGTGACGGTCAAGGTCACGTTCGTCGCATTGATGGTCGCGCAGTCGCGCATCAGCACGACGGACAGGCGTTCGGTGGTCGGTTCGACGATCAGCGGACGGGCCATGTACGCCGCCTAGACCGCGAAGTCGCCGCGCTCGGGCACCATCGTCCGCGCCCCGCCCGTGCGCCCGCGCAGGCGCCGCGTGCGGGCGCGCAGGATCGCGGCGTCGAAGCGCTGGCCGTAGACGGCCGCCAGGCGCGGATCACTGAAGGGGTGCCCGGGCAGGAGCAGCACATCCGCGAGCGCGCCCTCCACGAGCGCACGCCCCCATTCCTCGGCGAGCCGCGCATCCAGCCGGCAAGCGTCGTGACACGGCGCGGCGACGTAACGCACGCGCAGGGTGTCGCAGGCGTCGCCCCCGCGGTCGATCCAGACCGACACGTCCGGCGTCTCCAACGCCTCCACCCGGAACCCGCAGCCGGTTTCGATGACATCGCGGCGCGGATCGAGCATGCGGCCATCGGAGCTGCCGTGATCGGGCGCATGGCCGCCGATGGACACCGCGACGACACGGACGACCCGCTCGCACTCGGCCGGCACGACGGGGTAATCGCGCACCCCGCAGGCCATCGGCAACAGCGCCTCGCGCTCCAGCCAACCGGATGCCTCGCAGAACCGGATCGCCGCATCGCGCAGGTAGCTGTGCGCCGCGACATCCGGCAGCCCCGGCGCAGCGGCGACCACGCGCGCCAGGAACGGCGCGAAGTCGGTGAAGCCCGGCCCGCAGTTCACGGCTGCGCCCCTTCAGGTGCGCGCCCGGCCTGCGAGACCGCTACGACGCGCTCCTTCGCCTCGGACACGCCGAGCATCGCGTAGAAGTGCTGGCGGTGCGCCTCCTGCTTGGCGAAGGACTGCGCCGATTCCATGTCGACGGAGTAGGCCCGGTACAACATCCACTCGATCAGCGCGTTATGCATGCGCGCGGGCGTCACCAGCGCGTCATTGCGCGGATCGGCATCGTCCAGGTCCGCGAGGGTGATCGCCGCGGGGCACTGCTGGCAGACCAGGGCGACGGTGTAGGTCTGGCCGTCGTCGGGCACCGGCGGATCGACGAAGAACACCCGCGGGTCCTGCGGCGTGAAGCTGTAGCCGCGCACGCGGTAGTCGCCGCAGACGCTGACCGGTGCGCAGCCGGTGTCGGCGAACGCCTGCAACAGCCCGTCGTCCACCTTGCGCGCGCGACCAGCGTCGCCCGCCGAACCGATGACCTTCTGGAGTTGGCAACCGGCCGGCAACGGCCCCTGCCGTGCGCCGGCCACCAGCGGGAACACGTCCGTCTGCGCGTACAACTCAGGCCGGTACAGGTAGACCTGTCGCTGCGCGTCGTTGAGGTAGTCCAGCAGATCGGTTCGCGTCCAGCGGATGTGCTCGTAACCCGGTTCGGCGTCGTTGAGCAGGCGCGCGACTTCGACGATCAGCGCCACGGCAGATTCTGCGATGACGGCCGCGGCCATTACAGCGCCGCTCCGCTGGCGCCGTCGTCGATGCGCTGGTTGCGCTGCTTGACCGTCTTGCGCTTGGCCTCGCCCGCACGGTTGTGGGCGTCCTCGAACCCACCCTCCAGACCGGCGGTCGCCATGTCGAGCGGGTTGCCGTGGATGTCGGTCTCGATGGTCGGGACGGTGAGGATCGAGCCGACCTTGCGGATGGTCTCGCCGGCCTGCTCGAAGTCGCGGCCGTTGGTGGTGTAACCGGGCGTGAGGCCCGGCAACAGCTCGAACTCGTCGTCGCGCGGATACAGGTGGCCGTGTTCGTCCTGGAACACGGCCATCTTCTCGCCGGTGTGCTCGGTGTTGCGGTGGAGATCCAGCGACGTGTGCGGCTGGGGCGTCTGTGGGAGGGTGAAGGGCTGCATGGGCGTCCTCGGGCAACAAAAAGCCCCGCCGAAGCGGGGCTGTGGGGGCAGCGCGGTGCGCGCAGCGGGGGCCGGTCAGTTGCCGGTGTCGGGGTGGAGGACGATCGCGGAGACGGTCAGCCGCAGCTTGGTCGCCCCGGTCGCGGGCCAGCCGGTCACCGACAGCGTCACCGCGTCGGCCAGCGACTGCCAGGCGTTGACCTCGACGTAGTCGCTGCCGACGACTGCGGCATCGATGTTGGCGTTGAACGCACCGCGCACGGTGGAGGCCACCAGGGTGACGCCGGCCTCCGCCGACTCCACCTTCCAGTAGAAGCCGTGCAGGAAGCACCCCGGCGGGATGACGATGGGATAGATCACGTCCTCGCTGCCGATGTCGTGGCAGACCAGGTACTGCTGCAACCCAGGCTGCAACCGGCCCTCGTCGCCGTTGGGCACGACGCAGTCGCCGCGCATCGTGTAGCCGGTGTCGACGAGCCCCGGGTAGAAGTCCAGCGAGCGCGACAGGCCGTAGGCGACGTGGAGCTTGTGGCCGGCCGCTTCCGTGCGGACGCGGTCGAGCAGGTCGGTGGTGAGGGCGCCGGCGAGGTCCGCCGGCGTCGGACAGGCGGTGCAGCCATCGTCGATCCAGCCGGCCGCGTTCTGGCCGAACAGCGCATCGAACGGGGTCTTGCCGCCGCCGTGGTACAGGTGGTGGTAGGCCATGTAGGTGTTCTCCTCTGGCGGTCAGTTGAAGCGCACGTAGGCGACGCCGAGCTGCTCGGGGAACAGCGGCTTGTGGCCGAAGATCGACAGGCCGCGGAAGTAGCTGCCGAAGAAGTGCTCGGACTTGATGACGTCCGCATCCGAGAGCTGCTGCACGTAGCCGGTCGCCATGCGCCGGCCGAAGATCACGAAACTGCACTGCGCGTTGGCGGTGGTGTCGTAGACGGTGGGCACGAAGTTCGAGCCGAGCAGGCGGAAGCCGGCCGGATCGAGGTTGCGCAGCGGTTTGCCGCTGGCATCGACGAGGAAGCTTCGCGGCAGGCCGGTGACGAAGGCGTTGGACAGCGGCGAGGTGAACAGCGGTGCGGTCGCGGCGGGCGGCAGGATCATAAACATCTCACCCGCTTCCCAGACGTTGCCCTCGGCCATGACCTGGTTGCAGCGGGCGAAGAACTCCAGCAGGTTGCCGCCGGTGATCTGGAGCGGATTGCCGACCGCGCCGAGGTTGACGTTGCGACTGATGAGGCCGGCGTTGATGCCTTTGTTGTACGGCGCGGCGTCGCGGATCATCTTGGCGAGGATCGACTTCTCCTGCGCGTAGCCGACCGACCGGCCGCCCGAGGCGATGAGGACGTTCTGCAGTTCGTCCGCATTGCGGATCTGCTTCACGTCCACCCGGTCCAGCTTGTAGTTCCAGTAGAAGCCCTCGTCCACCGTGAGCGTGGTGGTCTCGATCTCCGGGGTATCGGTCTGGAGCCGCAGGTTCTTCTGGTAGCGGTGGATGCGCGCGACCGGCTCGCGCTGGAAGGTGATCTGGTCGCCGAACTGGCGCAGTTGGCCGGTGTAGCTGGTGGAAGTGATGTCCTTCATCAGCGTCTCCGCGTAGGAGCGCATGAGGAAGCGCGGATAGAAATGCGGCTGGATCAGCGACCCGCTGTACTGCGGGTAGCCGGTCGCGGCGGGGATGGTCATGGAACGAATCTCCGTGAGTCAGCGTTGGGAATGCGCTGTCCACGGCCCTCAAGCGAGGGAACACACGTCGCCCGTCAGGGATCGACACGGCCCTCGCGCAGCGCCTGCTGGAAAGCGCGCTCGAACTGCTGAAGCTCCTGGAACGTCTTCTGCCCGCGTTGCCACAACCCCATCATCGATTCCATGTCGCCCGAGCGGAACCGCTGGCCGGCGGCCGGTGCGCCGCCCGCGTGGATGCGGTCGGGCACGGCGAGCGCGTCCAGCGCCGAAGGCGAGGCGGTGCGATCGTTGGGGGTTGCCTTGCGCTGCTGGAACGCCTGCACGATCTCGACGATGCCGTCGATGTCGCGGCGGGCGTCCGCCTCTTGCAGCGCCTGGTTGAAGGTCTTGCCGCCGCCGAAGGGGATCGGCTGGAATACGAAGCTCGCCCACTCGCCGTCCTGGAACACCGACTGCGCGGCGCCGAGGCGCTGGGCGAGGCGTTCGCGGAAGCCCTGGGCTTCGGTCTGCGTCAGGCGGTTTTCCAGCGGCTTGACCTGTTCGGCGACTTGCTGCTGCAAGCCATCGACCTTGGTCAGGAGCGCACGGATCGCCTTTGCGCCGTTCTCGCCGAACTCGAAGGCGAGGTCGTCGTCGCTCAGGTCGCCCAGTCCGGGCGCGGCGGCCGGCGCGGCGGCCGGTGTCGCCTGCTTGAGCGCTTCGAGTTCCTGGCCCTGCCGCTGCGTCAGGTCGCGCAGCAACTGGAGTTCGGCGGTCGTGTCGATGCCCTCGCCCTGCCCGCCCCGCGCCTTGAGGGCACGGACTTCTTCGGACAGGCGCGGGACTTCGGCGTCGTACTTGCCCTTCAGGGCGTGGTAGCGGGCTTCCCACTTCGCGTCGTCGGCGCTCGGTGCGGCGGTATCCGGCCCGGCATGCGCGGGGTCGGGTCGCCAGTGTTCGAGGTCGACGTACTGCGCCTCGGGCGCATCCGGGGCGGCCGGCGAAGCCGGTGTCGCCGCGGGTGCGGGCGCAGCGGGAGCGGGTTGCGTTCCAGGGGCCGGGGCCGGCGGCGACGGGGCTGCGCCCGGCGCCGCGGCTTCGGCCTGCTGTTGCAGTCGTTCAAGCGAGAAAAAATCGGACATGGGAACCTCGGGGGCGGAGCCGCGACGGGGCCGCGGGGCGTCGCGCCGGAGCCGGGACACGCGGCTGGCCTGCCGGTGTCGTCGGTGTTCCGGGGCGACACCCCTGCGAGCGTCGTCGGTATTCCTGGGAGGAAGGAACCCGGCTTGCGCCGGGGGGCACTACAGCAGCGGGCCTTGCGGCGCCGCGGCGGTGGTGTGGGGCGCGCTGTCGGCGGAGGCCGCCAGCGCGTAGATCTGTCGGATGGCGCGCGCCGCGCCCTGCTGGCGCAGCATGTCGGTCGTGTCGTCCATGCCGACCAGCCGGTCGGCGGCGTCCTGGTCGAGTTGCGCCAGGTGGGTCACGAAGATGCGCCAGGCGTTCGCGTTGGCGGACAGCGAGCGCACGGCATCGCGCACACGCATCAATTCGCGCTGTGGATCGCGGCTCATGCGAGCGCCTGCGTCACGCCGTTGCGGCGCAGGACGATGACGGTCGGCATGTCGATGCCCGGCGCGACACCTTCGACGACGAGCCGGTAGCGACCGGGCAGGACGACGGCGAGTTGGGTGTTGGTCGGATCGAGCTGCAACGGCTGGCCGTGGTGGATCGCGGGCGCGTACAGCGTGGTGTCGCGGTAGCCGGTGACCATGTCCACGCGCACGCGCTGGCCGGGCTTGAGATCGAACGCGCAGACCACGGCGGCCGGCGCGATCACCTCGAACTCCGGCGACTCCACCGAGTCGGCCTCGGGCGAGAGGTAGACATCGTCGCGGCGGCCGTTCGCCTGCCCGGCGTAGCCGAGGATGCCGGGCGGGCACCCACGTGTATCGAAGATGCTGGTCATGCGCGCCTCACACGCACTCGACGTTGACGCCGAGCTGCACGTTGTCCACGGCCGCGGTGTCGATAACCACGCCATCGCTCATGCGCCGCAGTTCGAGCGTGGCCGAGACGAACCGGCCGCCGGAGACGCCGGAGAGCGTGTACGACCACGCCAGTTGGCACCCGGCGGCCAGCGACAGCCACGCGCCCACGGCCACGCCGTCGGGCGCGTCACCGCTGGCGACGCGCAGTTCGTAGTTCGCCGCCGCATCGCCGGTGGCAAGCCAGCGCCCGCGATTGCCGGGCGTCACCGGCGCGAGGTTGGACCCTTCCGTGACCTGGCCGCCCTGGCCCAGCCCGATGAAATACTGCACGGTGGTCCCCGCGCCGCCGGCCGTGACGAAGCAGCCGCGGCGGGCGCCGTCGAAGGGGAACCCCGTGGTCGCCGTCACGACGACGGGATTGCAGATGCTGTTGGCCATGTCGTTCGCTCCACACTCAAGGACACTGGGCGTTGACGCCCGTGAAGACCTGGTAGCCGCCATAGGGCTCGTCGACGACGAGCCGCTGGTCGCTGGCGCGGCGGATCTGCAGGCGACCGCCGATCGTCGCGCTGGTGCCGCAGGGCAGCGTGCGCGTCCAGACGCGCGACGTGCCGAACGACAGCCAGGCATCGAGCGCATCCGGACCGTCCGGGAGCCCGCCGCTGACGCGCACCTCGTAGTCGGCCGGATTCACGCCGCTGCTGCCGATCCAGTGGCCGCCATCGCCGGCCGCCGCACCGCCGATGGCACCGCTCGGCGCGATCGTCAGGTCCGCGGTGTAGACGTTCGCGTTCGGCGGCGTGCAATCCAGCGCGAAGCACTGCCCGGCGTCGCGCGCGAGCGCGCCGGCCGGCAGCCCCAGCGTCGCCGGCAGCAGGTGGCAGACGGTCGCCGTCGTCGTGCCCGCGACGATCTGGCCGGACAGGGTGGTCAGCACCACACCATTGGTCGTGCCGTCGTAGCTGGCGCAGACCTGGCCGCCATCGACCACGGCGCCGCTCACGGTCACGACAAACGGGAACCCGCCTGCAGGCGCGGGACCATTGAGGTAGACCGTCCAGCACACCGTATCGCCGGGCGAGACCGTGCCGGGGTGATCGCTGGTGATGTCGATCAACTGCGGCGAGGGCGGTGCCTCGTCGTTGTCGAGGATCGCGATGCAGGCGCTGCCGCCCTGGGACAACCGCGGCGCCTCGACCTGCAGGCACAGTTCGCGCGCACCCAGGACCGTACTGTCGTCGAGCGTCGTTACGCACACTTCCACCGCCGTCTGCCCGACCGGGATGACGACGCCGGTCGGCGCGGGGTAGCCTTGCAGCACCTGCTCGGAGCCGAACAAGTTGAAGGTCAGCGGCAGATCGTGGCCGGCGACGACCGGCGTCACCTCGATCCGCCAGCACGCGGCCTGCCCTTCGACGATCGGCGTCGCCAGCGGCACGATGCCGACCAGCGTGTGCTGCGAGTCGCAGCAGGTGTTGGCGATGATGCGCGTGCCGCCCGGCCCGACC